GTAAGGTGTGAGGACTTTCTTTATTCCAAACAATGGGTGGTTCTCCTCAAGCATTTGCAACTGCTCTTTACATATCATACCAACAAGTTTTGCCTTACTCATTTCTCTTTGGTGTTAAAGGTTGTTGTATTTAGAATTTGCTCATCATCTGCAATACTTGCCTTCTCCATTAGCATTTGATGTAGTGCAAATTTGTATTCCAGTGCATCTGAGTAATCCTCAAACTGATCCACGCATTCTCCTTTTAGATATACACGCCACTCTTTTTTATTATTGACGTATCCTTTTACTATATCAATCATCTTTTAATCCCCAGTAACTAGCGTTCTCTTCTGTTTCTTCTTTGTTCCCCTCATTAATATAAATCGGAGTCCCAGTCCCTACGTAAGCTCCCCATACATTATACTCTAGAAATTCGATTGCCTCTACGTATGGATCTTCTACATCATCCATCTCTTCATACTCCTTCATCATTATCTCAACCATTGCCTCCTTAGAGTAAATAACACGTGGTAAATCTAGATCCATTGCTATACCCATGACAGCATCATCAAAGCCATCAGCGAATAGTATCTCGTGATCTTTCACCATTTGATCGTAACTTTTATTTTTTTTGGTCATAATATTCTCTCTTTAATTCTTCTGTTATTCTTTGGGCCTCATCATACGTCTTCATCGCTTTCCGATTCCCAAACTCCCATTGCTGATGACAGTTCATGCAATAGATCATGAAATTCCTTGGGTGGTTCCGTAATTGTGGGAACGACCCTTTGGTAATTATATGTGAAATGAACATGGGGTGGAAATGTCGTATGACTAACCCACACTCCATACACTTCTTCTGACTGGAATTCCAACACTCTTCGTACCATAATTTATCCTTCTTTTTTTGACTCATATAAATTTCGGAAGATTCTATTACCTCTGCTATTAGCTCTCCAGGTAACCCTTCCATTATTTCCGAGATCTAAGATAGTAAAATCCTTCATATAGGACTTAATCTTATTTGCTCTCTCCCTTACTTCTCTTTCTATCTCCTTACCTTCTTCTACTAATTCCAAATGTTCTGAGGCCCATTGTATAACTTCATCTGTAGCTTGAATGGTATTCTCCTCTGGGTTCTTGTACTTAGTTGATAGAAACTTTTCTAAACTCTGAGTCCCATCTGCGTCTGGTGCGAATTGATGAATATCCTTTTTTTCTTGGATGGCCTGACGGCCATATTGTACTCTTTCCCAAAAATTTTTAAAGGTGTCCCATATCATCTCTCCCACTTCTCTATTCCTTTCTATATAGATGACATCTAAATCCCTTCCATCTTTAAGGCTTACTATATACCCCTCATCACAATCTAATCCCATTAGATATGTTTGTAGCTGCAAATAGTATGATGGTGGCAAACCTGACTCCCACTGCTTAGCTGACCAATTGGATATAGTCTTAATCTCAACTATCTGCTCAACATTCTTCTGAATCAATTTATCCTTCCTCTTTAAAGGCTTAGTGTGTACTATCCTATCAGGAGAAAAGAACATGCCGGGATAATCATCGTTTAGAACGTAACCTTGAACCTCATATAGCTTTCTCTGCTTTAAACCAGAAGCGTAATTGGTAATCAGATTATCACCATCGTCCCAGTACTCAAATAAGTCTGCTACTACCGGCTCCAATACATTACCCATAAACATAGGAGTATTGTAATCTACCTTGGGATCAAAGTCACCGATCTTCTGATAATATAACTCAACGGCACTCTTCCATGGGTTAACGCCCATCATAGTACCAATCTCTGAACCACCTATACCATTGAAGCGGAAAGCCAACCAGTCATCTAGCTGGCTCTCCTTGTCAATGTTTACTATCTTGTAACCCATTCCTCGAACTTCTCTGCAATAGATAGGGTCTGAGCAACAACCGTATCATTGTTGTGAACATAAGAATTAGTTACGATAGTGCCCATTAATTCAACGGCACTCTTTAATGAAGACTGACGGATGATGCTTCTCTGCTCATCGCCATAGTGCTTCATGTGCTTAGACTGGACCTTCTTGTCAATTTTCTTGGCTAGGTCCTTGTTTGCTACGTCCATCTTTAAAATGGTAAATCATCATCCAATTCAGCAGTATCATCGTTAGAATCACCGCTATTAACTCTTGCATTTAATTCATTTACCTTGTCTAATAAGAAAGCATCACGCTCACTCCAGTCGTAGATCTTCTCTCCACTTTTTTTCTGCATCACCTCTGGTTCAGGCATTCCATCTGGATTCCCCTTGGTGTGTGCCCACTTAACAGCATTACCACCTTGCATCAAGATCAAGCCAACTTGCTTCTTGCCGTTCTCCTCTTTTAATAAAGGGATAAACTCAACCTCCTTAGATACATCGATGTTCTTTGCCATGGAAGCAAAAGCTCTGAAGTAAGAACTCTGCTGTTTCAATTGTAGCTGATAACGCTCACCTGCGTCATCAATAATGATGTAGCATTCCTGCTCACCAAACTTGTTTTCTCTAGTACCGATTTCACGAATCATTCCCGATACGCTATTGTACTGTGTCCATTCCTCGCCTTGTTTGCGAGATACTTTGCCTTCTCTGATAGATAAGTAAATCTTACTCATGCTATCACTAACATTTGTTAAAGCCATACGCAAATATAAGCATATTTTGTAATATGCAATAATCTTTTGTAAATTTGTATTATGAATGAAGAACTCAGAGATAAGATAGATAAACTTAAGCGGCAATTGAAGCGTGGGGACATGGCACGCATTGTAGAAGCTACTTCTCCATATGGTGTAAATAAGTATGATGTGTATAATATTTTAAGCGGTAAGAGTTTAAGCAATCATCAAAAGATACTAGTTGTAATGAGAGAGGTTAAGAAACACATTGAACAAAACAAAAAGTTCATTGAGGCACTAGACATATGACATACGATGAACTAGATAAAAAGATCATCGAAATAAAAAAGAAAGGCTATCCATATATACTTCAGCAAAGTAAGATATCTGAGGTTAGAGGTAGGTATTATACAGATGAGCTAGATAAAGAGGTAGACAGGCTGACTGAGCGTGTGCATGAAAACATTATGTTCTTATCTAAGATGCATAAATCATGGCCTAATGCCAATAATGTAAAAGAGTTTGTGGGTATCAGAGTTACTACTGGATATGACAAATTTATTAATCAAAGAATGAAAATAGTAAACTTTGAGTACTTGATTGTAGTGTCTATATACTACAATATACCCGTAGAAATACTACTATTTACAGATATACAAGCAAATGAGAAATCGATCAAAGAGCAATACCCTTTTATTTTCGGAAAAAATTTTAATAAAACCATTGTCGGTAAATGAGGCATGGCAAGGAAGAAAGTTTAAGTCCAAGAAGTACAAAGAATACGAAAAGACAATGATGCATCTGCTGCCAGATGTAGAACCCATCATGGAATCTAAACCCATGGAGATATTTATTGAAGTTGGCTTTAGCAATAAAGCATCTGATATTGACAATATAGTCAAGCCATTCGTAGATATACTACAGAAGAAATACAAGTTCAACGATAAGCATATCTACAAGATGACCGTAGAAAAGTTTATTGTAGATAAAGGCAATGAGTACATTGAATTCTACATGAAAAATAGAATTCCTTCTCAATATCGCCTTGACGATTTGGAGGATTAATTTTTTTTATTACCTTTGCTGAGTACCTGGATTGCGTAATGGGGGTAATTCTTCATGGGTGCAAGGTGACGGAGTAATATATCCAGAACCTTTCTTAGGCGCTTCTTTTTTCCTGAAAGGGGGGAAAGGGGGGTATGCCCTAAGGAAGGTTCAAGAGTAATATACTTCTAACTAAATATATCGTGTATATAAATGCTAGAAGTAGATATCACCTTTTTTCACTATATTTGTAAATAATGGGTTATCAGTTCAAACACCAGCCATCTCAATTTGTTACTGAGGCAAAAAAGAACCGTGATTGGTACAAACAGAACCTTGAGTTTATCATGTCTCACTTCAACAAGAGAAATGATAGAACTAATCGAGTTAGAAGAACAGAGGACATTGAAAATCCCATTGACGAGATAGTAAGATTATTTACTTACTATTTAGGCAGACAATACAATAAAGATTATTACTATACAACTCAAGATCAGAACAATTGTGATCTACCTACTGTTTGGATTAATGGGCAAAAAATAACATCGCTTATTGATTACATGGTAGGTAATGCAATCAAATTGATTGAAAATATTGAACCAAGTGTTAGAGCTACATCTAAGGCAACTACAAACAAAAAGACAGAAGCCTTAGAGATGGAAATGCTAAAATTTGATATTCCTGAATTTTTTGAGTTGATGGAGGCATATGGAATTTCAGCCGACTTTACTGGAGCTCAGAAAGAGTTTGAAACTCCAGAAGAGTTGTATAAATACATGGAGGAAGATCATCAGGAAAAATCTGAGATATTAGCTATTAAACTAGCTAAGGACATTCTTCTGCGTAATGATTTCCTGAACAAGTATAAACAGGCATTCTTGTATCTACTAATGGGTGGATACTGTGGATTTAAAAATAGAATTGAGAATGGCAAGCAATACTTTGACGTTGTATTGCCTCAAAATATGATTGTCGATAGATCTCATGACGATGACTTCTTAAGTGAGATGAGATTCGTTGGAGAAATTAACTGGCTATCTACGGGAGACATTATTGAAAGATATCAAGACTTCTTGACCGATGAAGAGATACAAGAAATTGGGTCTCTGACATCAAACAATCTATATCAATTGCTGGACTTAACTACACACCCATATGCAACAACATGGGCGTTTACTTATAATAATATCCCAACTCTAGCCATTCTAGAAGGATATTGGATAGGTATGAAAGATATGGGTTATGAAAAGAGCAATGATAAGTTTGGCAATACCCATTATTCAAAAATAAGAAAGCAAAGAAATGGACAGTACTGGACTAAGACTGTTTACAAAGGTATTCTAATAGGTAACAAATATATTGTTGATGCCGGAGAGGATACTAATATTGTTCGTAAGCATGATAATCCAGGTGATGTACAAATGCCTATTCAGGTATTCATGCCTAATATGGTAATGGGTGAGAATAGAAGTATTGTATCTCGTCTACATAAACATCAAGATAGAATAGACTTTATCACAAATGAGATCACTAAGATGATGACTCGTGCTAAGGGTAAAGTATATATTATCAATAAACAAAAGTTAGGCACATCAGAAGCAAAGGATGTTATATCTGATTTTGAAAGAATGGGTATGCACATTACTGATGGTTCTGCTACTGGAGAGGATTACGTTCCAGGTACTGAGTCCCGTTTGGTAGAGACAGTTGATATGACATTAGATCCAAATGTTCAGCAACTTGTATCACTAAGAAGGGAAGAAGAGCGTATAATGGAAGAGATTGTAAATATTCCTAAGGTTGCTCTTGGACAGCAACAAGGTTATGTAGGAGCTAAGACTCAAGCAGGAACTATTGCTCAATCTAATCTAGGTACATCTTACTTGTATCAGGGATATATTCGTTTTATTGAAAAGCATTTATCATTTGCTATAAACCAATACAAGGTATCGCTTATGGATGATGATGGCGAGGATGAAATTCCTGTAATATCAGAAAGAGGCCGTGAGTGGATTAAGATTACAAAAGATTTTCAGTTTGAAGAGCTAAATGCCTATATCAAAGTTCGTGACTTTATTGATGAGACAGGCAGAGAAAGAATTTTAATGCAAGCTCAAGCGGCTATGCAGAATGGAATGATTGACATGATTGACTACTTGAAGATTGAGCAGGCTAAAACATATACTGAGTTGATCAATGAGTTAGAGTATCAATTGAAAAAGAAAAAGAGAGATCAGGAAAAGCAACAGCAGTTACAGCAAATGATGGCTCAGGCTCAAGCTCAACAACAGATGAATCAGCAACAAGAAATGGAAATGTTGAAAGAGGACAATAAGAATTATCGTGAAGAGCTTAAATACAATGCTCAGACCGGACAAGCTCCTCCAACAGCTGATGAATCTGAGTTACCACAAGAAATAATATAGTTTTAATATAAATTCATTATATTTGTAAAAGATGGAAGATAAAAACTTTTTATCAGAGATTGCAGAAGAGTTGAACTCTGCTCAGCCAGACTTGCAAAATGCAAACGATGGCGAGACTGTAATCCAAGAAGAACAGGTTGAAGAACAGGTAGTTGAAGAACAACCTGTCGCAACAGAGGAACCACAACAGGAAGAAGTAAAAGAAGAAGAGGCTCCATCTGAGCCTTCTTGGTACGAGAAAGAAGAAGAAGCTGTTACTGCTAAAGCAGAGGAACCTGTTAAAGAAGAAACTCCAAAAGTAGAGGAGGATCCAGACATCGAACTCATTAGAAAGTACAAGAAAAGCGGAAAATCGCTTCGTGACTTTGTTAATGATTATAAGGTGGAGGATTATTCTGCTATGGAAGAGAAGGACCTTGTCAAAAAGGGCCTTGAAGAATTCTATGGATTGGATGGCGAGGAGCTAAACAATGCAGTTTATGAATTTGAAAACTCTTCTATATTTCAAAAGAAGCAATTGGTCGAGGGGTTCAGAAATCGTTTTGAACAAAACAATGAGGCAAAGTTGAAAGAACTAACCTCTGATTTTGAGATTAATGAAAAAGAACAACAAGCGGCTATTGAACAACTTAACCAGTCGATGGAAGGTTACCGTCAAAAGATTGTAGATCAAGAGATGTATGGTTTAAAAGTAACAGACGAAATGTCTAAGGACTTGACAGACTATTTATCAAAGGACTTTACACTTCAAAAAGAAGATGGCACGCTGGACATTGAAAAAGCTTATTCCGTAGCTTTATGGTTGAAATACGGAAAAGATTTGGTAAAGGCCAATATCACAAAAGCCAAAAATCAAGGAAAAGAACAAGTCATAAAAGAAGTTTCTAATCCAAGCAAAAATAAAACATATGGTGGACGTGCTGTTGGTTCTGGACTTGAGGCCGCACAAGAGGCCTTTAATAACTTATTTGAATTAAAATAAAAATTAAAAAATGGCAACAACTACTAACCTTCCTTTGAGTCAATCATTATTGCTTAAAGGTTTAGAGCTACCCAATAAAATGCAAATGGTATATGCGCAGGATTATGGGTACAACGTATTGACACAGCTTTCTGCAAAGTTAGCTCCTTCTATTTCTACCCCAGTCCCAAAGGTTGAGGTATCTTCTCTAGGAAACTTGGGTGTTTTCGCTCCTGTTACCGGAAACACTAATATCGCTTCTACTGGTGAGGTTTCAGTTTCTAAAGCTGGAAACTTCCGTGTAGGTGATGTTGTAGCTGATAAGAACATGGTTCAGGCACGTGTAACTAAGGTTGACGCTGCTGGTAATAAGATTTACTTAGAGCCTGTTACTGTAAGCGCATTAACTACTTCTCACTTCGCATCTGGACATAATGCTAAGCGTTTATTTGACGCTTCTGCTAACCGTGATAGCCGTGGTAAGAGCGTATTGAACTACACTCCAGATACAGATTACGCTTTAACTGCTGTTACTCGTGAGAGTTCTCGTCAGTCTCGTCGTGATCGTACATCTTCTTACGTTCGTTGGAACGGAGATTTCTGGTGGCGTTCATATGACGATTTGGCTTTGAAAGCTTTCGCTAAGCAATTAGAGTATAAGTATGCTTTCTCTGAGCGTGGTATCCACACCGGTGCTGATGGTGAGTACTACACTACAGGTGGTGTTCGTTGGTCTATCATTAACAAGGGTGGTACTTACCTTCCTTTGACTGGTGAGTTGACTCAAGCTACTTTCAATGACTTCTTAGAGAATATGGTACGTGTTTCTGCTGATAACGGTCGTAACTTGGTTGCTTTGATGGGATCTGCTGCTATGGCACGTCTTCAAACAATCTTGGGTGACTACATCAAGCAAGCTGGTACTATGAACACTTTCGGAGGTGCTGCTGTACAAGGTTTGAACGTAATGCAGTATAGCTACGCTGGTATGAACATTTCTTTCGTTCGTTGGGCATTGCTTGATGACGAGATGTTCCGTGGTGAGCTTTCTACTATCAACGGTAAGCCTAAGATGTCTAACAGCATTTACTTTATGGACTTGACTCCTGTACCTGCTGCTGACGGATCTGGTAACTTAAGCCCACTTCAGAAGTATCACTTCAATCAAGATGAGTTAATCGCTAACTACGTTCCTGGTATGATCGGTCTTAATGGTTCAGATGCTTCATCTGTAAAAGAGGCTATCGCTGGAAGCTCTATCGCTTCTTTAGGTACAAGTGATATTGATTCTGTTGAGTTCCACATGCTTTCTGACTGTGGTCTACATTGTATTGCAGATCGTATGGGTCTGATTGAATTCGCTTCTTAATTTTAATAATACAGAAAAATGAAAAATCTAATTGTAAAATCCGGTGCTACCTTAACAGGTGCTTTAACTGACGGAGTTATCAAGATTGCTGGTGTATTTGGAGGAGATGTTGAGTTAGACTACAACGGAATTAAAAAGGCTAATTTAGCTGCTTATTCTGCTGGAACTGCTCAGGTTTCTACTGTAACTTACGCAAGCTCTTTGACTGCTGGTGATAAAGTATCTTTTCAATTGGTACAAGACTTGGGCGATAAAAATGATGCTTTAACTGATGTTTACACTCAAGTTATCGAGCACACTATTACCGCTACTGATACAGTAACTACTATTGCTACATCTGTTAAGGATCAGGTAAATGACCTTCCTTTTGAGATTGTTGCTACTAGCGCTGCTGGTGTAGTTACTTTAACCGCTACTGCTCCTTACACTATCTTCAATATTGCTGAAGTTAAGGACGACGGAGGTAATCAGGCAATTGCTACCACTACTCCTGGAGTTGCTCCAGCTGGTATTACTGGTACAAACTTGGTTGCTATGGCCGTTGAAGGTGCTGTAGCAGGAAGCAACTATGATATCCTTGAGCTTATCTACGAAGATCCACGTCCAGGTGATTCAATCATCGCAAACGGGACTCAGGTAATCACGTTGTACATCGAGAGCACAGTATCTACTACTGATCTTGAGAACAGCTTGAAGGCTCTTGATATTGCTGACGTTTCTGGTAATGCCATTAGTGATATTAATGGTGCTTTAGCTCAGATTCGTGAGTATATTGCTAAGCTTTCCTAATTAAGCCCCCACAATGAGGGTCACTTTCGGGTGGCCTTCATTTTTATCTAAACTGTAAAAAAATTAATAATTATAAAA